TCCAAGACCGAGGTTACTTTGATGTGCGTGTAGATTTTGATGACCACATTCAAGGTGAGGTGAGGATAACTACTAAAGACCCACTAGATATCCTCATCGACCCAGATGCAAAAGAGTATGACCCTAAAACTTGGAATGAAATATTCGAAACTAAATGGATGAGTATTGATCAAATAGAAGAACAGTATGGTCAAGAAAAAGCAGACCAACTTAGAACTTCGGTAGAGTATGGCGCAAGTATGGGCCAAGATTCTGTTGAGTATGAAGAAACTAGATACGGAGATACTTATACAGGTGTTGAATACAATCAATCAGCCACGACTAACCCAGAAGAAAATAGATCATTAAGATCAGTTAGAGTTATTGAAAGACAATATTATCAATTGAAAGATTGTATGTTTTACGTAGATAGAGTTACTGGTGATATGCGTCCAGTTCCAACTACTTGGGGTAAACGTAAAATGCAGAAGTTTGCTGATGATTATGGTTTAGATATTTTAGATAAACCAATGCGTAAAGTGCGTTGGACAGTAACTGCGGATTCAGTTGTGTTACATGATGACTGGTCCCCTTATGAGTGTTTTACTATTGTTCCTTACTTTCCATACTGGAGAAGGGGTAGACCTTTCGGTATGGTTAGGAACTTAATATCCCCCCAAGAGCAACTTAACAAGATAAGTTCACAGGAACTTCACATAGTAAATACTACAGCCAACAGTGGTTGGATTGTAGAAACTGGATCGTTAAACGGTATGACCGCTGATGATCTAGAAGAACACGGTGCGGAAACTGGTTTGGTACTAGAGTATAATCGCGGATCCTCCCCCCCAGCGAAAATACCACCGAATCAGATTCCCACCGGCCTAGATAGAATTAGTCAAAAAGCCGCACTTAACATTAAACAGATTAGTGGTATTAGTGATGCTATGTTAGGTACAGATAGTCCAGAAGTATCTGGTATAGCTATTCAAGCAAAACAAAATAGAGGTATCTTGATGATTCAAGTACCACTAGATAATTTACAAAAAACTAGACAATATTTAGCAGAACATATCTTACGTTTAGTACAGCAGTACTACACAGAAGAAAGACTTATTCAGATTACTGATGAGTCTGACCCGATGAAGCCTGGTATACCATTGGTAGTAAACCAAACAACTCCAGAGGGAGAGATAATAAATGATTTAACTCTTGGTGAGTATGATGTAGTTGTGGGTACTATGCCTACTAGAGATAACTTTGATGAGGTGCAGTTTGCTGAAGCAATACAACTTAGACAAGTTGGTGTACCAATACCAGATGATTTAATTGTAGAATACTCACACATGGCTAAGAAAGCTGAACTCGCACAGAGAATACGTATCATGCAGGGTATGGAACCACCATCTGAAGAACAAGCAGCAATACAACAATTCCAAGCTGAAGCTGAAATCAAGAAAGTACAGCTTGAACTTGCGAAGATGGAAGCTGAAGTACAGAACTTACAATCTCAATCACAACTTAATGCAGCTAAGGCACAAGAATCCGCAGCTGATCCACAGTTAAAAGCGGCTGAGATTCAAAGTAAAATGCAAATGAAGCAACAGGAACTTGCCTTACGTCAACAGTTATCAGCATTAACTAATGACATGAGGAAAGGACAGACAGAAACCCAAGCAGCATCTAAGATTGCTGTTGAAGCTATGAAACCAAGAGGAGGTAATAACCGTGGCTAAAAAAGATAATACAACTGAAACTGAAGACCTAGTATTCGATGGAATGCCAGGAGCAGATGCAAAAACTGAGGAGGACGTAGCGCCTTTTCAAGTAGATATGAACTTTGAGGAAGAAGAACAAGAGGAGGAAACTCAAGATGAACAAACCGAAGAGGAACCTAGCGCTGAGGAAACAACAGAAGAAGTTGCAGAGACAGAAGAGGAAGAAGCTCCAGTTGCAGAGACAGAAGCTACAACAGAAGAAGAGCCTACAGAAGAGTTATCAACAGATGATGAACAACCTGTGGACACAATGGAGAAAGATGCGCAAGTAGAAGAAGCTCCAGAGACAGAAGAAGTTGTAGAAGAAGTTGTAGAAGAGCCCAAAGCTCCTATGGTGCCTAAGTCTAGATTAGATGAGGTACTTGCAAAGAACAAAGAAATGCAAAAAAAGCTTCAAGATATTGAAAAACAAGAAACTTCAGAAGAAAACAAAGCACCAGAATACGATTTTGTAGCCAAAGAGAAAGAATACCAAGACTTGGTACTCGAGGGACAAACCGATGCTGCTGCACAACTACGAAATGAGATAAGACAAGCCGAAAGAACTCAGGTAATGACTGAAATGCAAAGTCAAATGGGGCAAACTGTTCAACAAGACAGAGAGCAACATGAGTTACAACAAAAAGCTAACGAAATAATGGAAGTTTTTCCAATTTTTGATGAAAAAAGTAAGTCATTTGATGAAAAATTAACTCAAGAAGTGATGGAACTGCGTGATGCCTTTATATATCAAGGGTATGGAGCGGCAGATTCCTTAGCAAAAGCTACTGAAGTTACTTTATTGTCTAAAAAACCAGAGTTGTTGCAGGTTTCTGATGAACCAAAAGCAGATCCAGCACCTACTTTGACAAAAGCAGTACAAGAAAAGAAACAAAAACAGAATGTTAAGAAAAAGATAGAAGCTTCTCAAGCACAACCACCTAAAATGAAGGGTGACGGGGCAAAAGAAGCTAAAGTAGTTAATATAAATACGCTATCTGATGATGAATTTGGTGCACTACCTGAAGAAACTTTACGCAGAATGCGTGGTGACTTTGATTAAAGAGTAGTATACTAACAAGAATTCGTTGGTTAGAACGATATCTAACCACTGGTCGTTCAGTATAAAAATCGTTTTTTCGTCTACAGTGACGTTAACTGTTCGAGGTCGTGCTCGTAAAACTAACGGTATCGTGCCCCAACGATAAAGGGTATACGGGATATCGCCCCAAATAGCGATTGGTTATTAATTTAATTTTTATTTGGAGGGCCTAATGGCTAATACAAACTTTAGCGCGCTGACCAGTGAACAGCTTACTATCTGGTCTCGTGATTTTTGGAGAGTTGCTAGAAACATGTCCTTCATTAACCAATTCGCGGGTAGTGGCCCCAACGCCATGGTTCAGAGAATAAATGAACTTACACAATCAGAAAAAGGAGCTAGAGCTGTTTTAACACTTTTAGCTGACATGACTGGTGATGGTATTGTTGGTGACAACACTCTCGAAGGTAATGAAGAAGCGTTGAGAGCATTCGACATCGTTGTACAACTAGATCAATTAAGATTTGCAAACAGACTATCTGGTAGGCTTGCTGATCAAAAATCTGTTGTCAACTTCCGTGAGCACTCAAGGGATGCACTTGCATACGCAATGGCAGACAGAATAGACCAGTTAGCATTTCTAACTTTGGCTGGTATTTCTTATAACAGAAAGAACAACAATATTGGTGGTTCTTCTGCTACAAGACCAGTTTTAGGTTCAGGTGCTAATTTATCTGATCTTGCGTTTAATGCAGACATCACTGCTCCTACTTCTAACAGACACAGAAGAGTCGATGCAACTAATGGTTTAGTTGCTGGTGATACTTCTGCTTTAGTTGCTGCTGATACTATGAAGTACAGCACAATTGTTGAGCTTAAAGCTTATGCTAAAGATCAATACATTAGAGGTATGAGAGGCAATGGTAATGAAGAGATGTTCCATCTTTTTGTTACTCCACAAGTAATGGCTGATCTGAAACTAGATTCAGACTTCTTATCTAACGTAAGAAGCGCTGGTATCAGAGGACCAAACAACGAACTATTTGCTGGATCTTCTAGCTTAATGGTTGACGGTGTCATGGTTCACGAATTCAGACACGTACCAAACACTTCTCAAGGTACTTCAGGTACTCAGAAAGGTGGATCTGGTAGTGACATTGACTTCGCTGCTTGCTTATTCTGTGGAGCTCAAGCTCTTGCTATGGCAGATATCGGTTTACCAGAAATAGTTGAAGACACTTTCGACTACGGAAACCAAAATGGTATCTCTATCGGTAAGATCATGGGTCTTAAAAAGCCTAAGTACAATTCTGACATTTCTGGTCAGGATGAAGACTTTGGTGTAATCAGAGTAGATTGCGCATTTTAATTAAGATTGGGGTGGTCTTAGGGCCACCCCCTTCTATCAAACAGGAGTTTTAAATGGTAGAAAAAGAAGTAAAAAGAATGTTAGTAAAAGCTAGTGAAGATGTTTACGTAGCTTTAACTACTGGTGATGCAGTTAGACTAGAAGCTGGAGAAACAAGAGAGTTTCCTGACTACATAGCGTATGCCTGCATACAAGCTGGGTGCACTGAAGTAAAAGAAGCACCTAAGAAAATGGAAGAAATTATCGAAGAGACTAAGGAGAAACCTAAAAAAACTACAAAGAGTAAAAAAGTAGAAGAGTGATAAATGGCAGGAACACTACAAGGGCAACATATTCTTTCGAGAGTCCAGAACATCTTACAAGATAATACAAATGTACGATGGACGGAAGGCGAACTTTTGGATTATTTAAATGACGGTCAAAGAGAAATTGTTAATATTCGTCCTGATGCTACCGCTACTCATTCTAATGTATCTTTATCCGCAGGAACTGAACAATCTATCCCAACTGACGGGTTACGTTTAATTAAAGTTGTAAGAAATATGTCTGGAACAGGCACTGATGCAACTGGTGCTAGGACTATAAGGCTTGTTGATTTTGATGCTATAAATACTTTCGAGCCTAGTTGGCATGATCCTACAGTAACAGGAGATGCGGCTCATGGTACACAAGTAAAACACTATATGTTTGACGTGAGAGATCCACGTAAATTTTATGTTTACCCTGGAGTTTCTGGCAGTGCATATGTAGAAGTCGTGTACTCTAAGAATCCAACTAATTTAAGTGCGGGTACAGATGTAATTCAAGTAGACGATATTTTTGCAAACGCATTAATTAATTTTGTTTTATACAGAGCCTTTTTAAAAGAATCAGAATATGCTTCTAATTTAGCAACAGCAGGATCGTATTATCAGTTGTTTGCACAGAGTTTAGGAGTAGGACAACAAGCTGGAGATATTAATGAACCTAAAGCGGGGGTAGCTAGTGGCTAGTTTTGAATCGTTAGTAAAAGAAGTATTACCGTATGCACCGGGGTGTCCTGATAGTTTAATTCAAACTAATATACGTTCGGCAGCTATCGAACTGTGTGAAAAAAGTAAGGCGTTTACATTTGACCTAGACCCTATTACAACTATATCAGGAGAGTATGAGTATGAATTTGATCAGCCTAGTGGCACAGAAGTACATCAAATTTTATGGGCGACTTATGATGGTAATGATTTAGATCCAATCAGTCCAAGAAGTTTAGAACTGAATTATCCTGACTGGAGGGATAAGACAGGCACTCCTACTGTATACCTGCAAAAAACTGCAAGTAGTTTTTGGTTAGTTCCTGTGCCTAATACAAATAAAGAATTGTTATTAAATGTTGCTTTAAAACCTACTAGGACTACTAACAACATTGACACTGAGTTTAGTAATACTTATAGAGACGGTATTATTTACGGTACCATTTATAGATTATTAAGAATTCCTGCAAAGCAGTGGACTGATCCAATAGCTGCTGCTGATTATTTTAATTTGTTCCAAGCTGAGGTATCTGATGCTGAGTTAAGAGGCAGAGGAGGAAATATTGGTGTTAAAAGAACAGTAAAATACAAAAGCGCAGGACTATCGCCAAGGAAAAGATATGGCAGATATGGAAGAGAGGTAGACTACTAGATGTACTTTAAAGAACCCCAATTGACTGATATTAGAACAGTTTGGGAGGACATTAGAGGGCCTATAAGTTTTATACTCCGTGAGATACCTTTTTGTAAAGTAGTACCAGAAGATATCTATAGCGAATGTGTAAATGATAGAGCCCAACTTTATGTTTCTTCAAGGGGGTTTATGGTGTTATCTATTGATGTTGAACCTTTTTCAAAAACACGAAGTTTGTTAATTTGGATAGCGCACGTGCATGAAACGGGTAAACATAACTGGAAGAAGCATGTAGAATGGCTTAATCAAATTGCAAAGGCGGCTGGTTGTGAATATATAAAAGCTCAATCAGTAGTGCCAGAAATGGAACCATATGCTTTAGCAAATGGTTGGAGTTTAACTGAACGAGTATATATGAGAGAGGTGTAGTATGGGTGGAAGAAGTCAAAGACCGAATCCTGCAGATTACGAAGCAGGACCCGTAGAAAAAATGAATGCAGCTATAGCTAAGCGTAGTAATGAGTATTTTACTACCAAGTTACAACCGTTGATAAAACAACAAATAGAGGACGCTTCTGAATTTCAAATGGAAGAAACAGTTAGAGGATTTGCAAATGCAAATACACAACAAGCCCTTAACAATCAATTAGATTATAATATAAGTCAAGATTTTCAAGCCTCTGCTAACAAAACTTTAGGTTCCGTTAGTGCTTTAGTGGACGCAAATACTGCCGCTTTAGACGCAAAAAGAAAAGAAGAGTTTGCTGCTTTAAACACTGGTGCTGGCAACCAAAGACTAGCTGCAGGTGCTTTATCTGCAGCAGCAAAAGGCGAAACTTCAACTGGGTTGCAGGATGCACAGTCTGATTTACTAGTTAGAAAGGCTAGGTTTGACGCAAAGTCTAAAGTCCTTTTAGCGGGTGTAAAAGCAGCTACTGGTAATCTTGCTAGTTTTAATGCTGTTAAAGATGCGGGTATGGATCCTGGTAACTTCAATCCTTTTATGCGATATGACACTGGTCCAAAAGACTCAGGTAATGAAGGAAAATTAATAACAAGGTTTCTTGGGTTTGGCCCAACGAATATTTCTACGCCTCCTAAACTTGGATAATTATGCCTAGCCATTACAACAATCCTTATTTAGATACAATGTCCGGCATTGCTGATTCTTTTGCCGAAGGGGGACGTATAACTCCTAATTCTGATAGACCTTTAGGGGAAGTAAATGATCCTGAACAACTATTTGCTGACATTGCAGAAGACAGAGCTAGTTTTGTTGAGGACGTAGTTAGACCCTACCAAGATCAGTTAATAGAACAATTAGGTAGCACTGATTTAATAGATCAAGCCGCGGAGGATGCAACCTCACGTTCTAGACTGCAGCAAGAGATAGATCAAAGGAATTTAAGTAGGTATGGGATTAGAGAAGCGGGAGCTGCCAGAAGAGCAAGAAGAACTAGTGCCCAATTAACAGGCAGTTTAGCTCAGACAGACGCTTTAAATAATGCCCGTTTACAACAACGTACCGCTAATCAAAATTTATTGGGACAGTTGGTGGGCTTGTCGTTAGGTGTAGACCAATCTACTTTATCTCAATTAGGACAAGCTGCTAGTTTACAAGGAGCAAGAGAATCTGCTTATACCAGAGCAAAAGCACAACAAACAGCTCAAAGGTATAGTTTTATAAGTCAATTATTTAGTATGATATAGAGTTATGGCTACTTTACTTGACACTTACCAAAGAACCTATGCTAATACTTTAAGTAATGTAGAGAGGTCTTCTGACCTTGCTACAAAACTTACTGAGAGAAGTTATCAAAGTGCCTATGATAACTTAACTAATATGCAACAAGCGGCATTTAGAAATCTAAAAACTGCAGACCTTGGACCTGAACCTAACGTAATTAGTTTGGACTCTGCAATACAGGCTTTTTCTCCAGAAATATGGAAAGCGGCTGGCAATAAAGTTAATAAAGCTGGCTTAGAGTCTATGATAGACATAGTAAACGGCATGGGACTTGTGCAGTATGCAACTGGTAATTCAACTTTTGTAACTGGCATTGAAGAAGAGGTTAATCCACAAGGTGACACTGTGTATAGGTTTGATTTGGGGGAGCTAGAAAGCACTGACTCTGGGCCTAATGTACGTTTTAGAACACTATCTCCAGAAGACTTAGATGAGAAAGGGGACTTAGTGCTTTCCGCAGACCAATTAGGCAAAATATTTGAAGATTATCAATATAATGTTAGGCAAAAAGTATCTCCAACTTTTGGACTTTCTACAACTTACAGCTATATATCTGATCCTGCAGGTCTTAACCCCGCTGTAACTACTAGGGAAATACCACCGGATCAGACTGACCCTAACGGCACTAATTATGGTGGTGAATCTGGCGATCCTGATCTAGATAACCAAGCGTACACTGGGTCAAGTAAATTTACAGGAGATGTTTTTCAATATTTAGAAGAAATTGGTTTAAATCCTCAAGCAAGAGCAAAACAAATACTTGAGGGCGGAGCAGATGAATTAATTAAACTAACCGATAGCGAGATTACAGCCTTAGAAAATGAATACGGCATTCCTATGCAGAACGCTGATCTTACGAACCGTAGAGATAAACTACTAGAAGTAAGGGCGGACAAAAGGGCAGCTATTAATAAGTTAAACGACCCTGATTTAAATCTTTCTGATAAAGAACGACAAGAGTTGGAACAAACTGTAAAAAATTCTGACAGAATAGAAGAGAGGATTATGGGGGATGCGGACAGATTCGCTCGCGGAGGAGTTAATCCAGCAATAAGTCGAGCAGTCAGTGATGATGAAAAAGAAATATTAAGAATTGAAAATAAATTAAAAAGTGACAACCAATTGCTAAGGTTAAGAAGGGAGTTAGAAAAAGTACAAGGACGTTATGAAAATATTGAAAGAGAAGGACCTTTAAAGGAAGCTCAGCTTCGCCAAATAGATAAGTTAACTAAGAAGATTGAAGAAAGAGAAAATGAGATTGATCCTAGATTAGTAGCTGCTGCTAGTAAAGACAAAGTAAATCAAGAGATTGCTAGTATTATAGAAAACCCGACTAAGTTTTATGCACCTGTAAAAAAAATAGCTAAATTGTTAGAAGACTCAGACTATGAGCTTAGTGAATATACCAAATCAAGATTAGATGAATACATTAATGCTAATTTAGTTACAAACACAAAAACCGGAGGCGGGTCTTTAAAATTACACCCAGAGACTGAGTTAGACGAAAATGGTAACTTTGCGAGTTCTCCAGGATTAGGAAAAAATGCAGCTAAGGCTAGAACTGAAATTGATAATAGAGTTTTTACCATTTTAACTGCTTTAGAAGCTCAGAAAAAACTTGATGGCAAACAAATTCTTGATCTTATGGAAGTTGCGAGATACACAGGCACTTTAGACACTGGCATGTACCAAGCTATGCTTAACGAAAAGGCTACTTTATCAAGAGCAGAAATTGATAGACTTAATAACATTCAGACTGATTTTATGGACTTAGCTAAAAAAGAAGAAAAAGGAGCATTTGCCTTAATAAGAAAAATGGATCAGTATTCCATTGACCGAGAGGAGGAAGGGCTAGGCTTATTATTTACCGATTACAATGAAATTTATTCCAACCCTGTAGTATATGATATTCTAAGTTCTGCTGACCCTGCCACTGGTGAACTAAATCCTAGGTTTAAACCTCTTGGACATATTTTACACCAACTAAACGTAAAATTTCTGGGCCTTATCTCAAAACTAGCTAATAGTCCAACATGGGCAGAGTGGTTTGGAAGTGGGGGGCAACCAGGCGAAGATTCAGCTTTTGACCCTCTTAATCCTACTCAAATAAGAATAAAAGCTAATTATGCACGTGGTCAGACTCCTAAGTACAAAGATTTGTTTGACAGAAGAGGTGTGCGTAAACTAGGTCAACCCCCTGTAGAATCATTTCAATTAGAAACACTTAGCGGTGAGCCTGTTGGGGGAACTATAACTCGACAAGATCTTGAACAAGCTTTACGCGAGTTAAAAGAAGCAGGAGTGGCCCCTGGTACAGATCCTAGAACACTTATGTCTAAATTTGAACAACAAAGTTTCCTATACTAATGGCCAATGAACTTGAAAAAATACTTCTACGAGATAGCCAAGACCCTGAACAAAGACCAGGTAAATTTAAAGTAGAAGCAGAAAGACAACGGCAAGCTGTAGAGGCTAGTCGTTTTATTGGTCTTACAGATCCTCAAAGCCCTAGAAATGATACTGAAATGGTTTTCGGTAGCAGGGAGTACTTACGAAGAGGAGTGCTTGCAGGTGCAGAACAAGTCAAAGGATCTTTTGATGGGTTAGCTGCAATTGGTAACTTAATAGCGGGAGACAAAGATGCTGCACAAATAAATCTTAATCGTATGCAACAGCACGATGAATATATTCAAGCAGCTCTTGCGCCTTTAGAACCTTTTGAAAATTTCTTAGAAGAACCAACTTTAGGTGGGGCGTTTAATCAAATTTTACGTGCTGGTGGACAGTTTGCTTATCCCGCTGCTTTAACTGTTGGAGAAGCACTCGCAGGGGGTTTAATTGCCACTGCAGGTAGAACTGCTTTTACTAGTGCTGGTAGAGCGGCATTAAAAGACACTTTAACCAAAACCACTCGAAAAATAGGTAACTTAAGGAATAACAGAAGGTTAGAACCTGTAGCTTTATTACCAGGCACTGTAGACGAAGGAGCAGAGGCTGCTGTAGGCGCTAATGCTTTTGAAGAACTTTGGTTTAAAACTCTACGTAATAAAGGTATTGATAATTTAACACCAGAAGAAAAAGTAGTTATGGACGTCTCTAGAAAGTATCTAAGAGACGCAAAAATAGGAGGAGCGTTAGGTGCTTTCGCTGCTGCTGAGACAATGATTGCCCCAGAGATTTTAAGAGAATACCAAGAAGCTGGTATGGAATTGACTGGCGATGAAGCTGCGATGGCTTTGCTTGTAGGAGTTCCTGCTGCAGGTATAGAAGTATTAGGAGAAGCAGTATTTTTTGGCTCTCTATTTAAATTAGCTGCTGGTACTACTAGGTTAAACAAGGCCAGGGCACGTGCAGCACGTGGTGAAAAATTAAGTAAAAGAGACGTGTTGGCTCTTAATTTAGCTAATTTAGCTAGGGCAAAAGGACTTGATTCTATTGGTAGGTTAGGTCAAAACTATTTAAGAAAATATGAAAAAAGATCAGCTTTAGAGTTGATGAGAGACATAGGTAGGGTCACTTTGGCTAGTAAACTTAGCGAAGGTTCTACTGAACTCTTACAAGAAGAGTTGATTATGTCTCAAGCTCAGCTTAATAATCCTACTTTTGATATACAAGGGGCTGAAGCTAAGTTACGTAGGTCGCAAGCTTTTTTTGATGGGGCAGCCGCTGGTGGAGCTCGTGGTGTTCTTGGTGGAGTTAGTGCGTCTGTATTTAGACAAGCTAGGGATTTTATTATTCAGAAAAAAGCAGATTTAGAATGGCAAAGCATACAAGACGAGACGTATGCAAATCTTCAAGATTTAGGTTTACCTGAAGCTAAAGAAGACATTTTTGCACAGCTAAACAGTATGGTAGACCCTGATTACAAAAGAGAAGCTGTTTGGATTCCTATAGATGCTCTAAGAGCTAACGGATTACTTGATGAAGATGGCACCACTATCAATAGAACTGCTTTACAGGAGTTTTTACTTGAAGCTTATGAAAGCCAAGGTAAAGATGAAAGTAATGTCCCAGAGATACATTTATCTATTGATAAAGATGGGAACGGTATTTTACTTTCTGTTAATCCAAACTTAAATACTTATTACAACAACCAAAGGTTTCAAGATGTTTCTGTTAGGGATGTATTGACTGATATTTTAGATTTTGTTGCTACTCCAGATTCTTCTACTGGGAATGAAGTAGTTGTTCAATTATTAGAAAACGACAAAGTCGTTTGGGAACAAACTACTCCTCCTGAACAAGTTCAAGAGGTAGTTATAAAAGCAGATGAACAATATAAACCAGAAGAAAAATACAGTGTCATGAAAGATCAAATTCTTGACGTTGAACCTGAAGTTGAGCCTACTCAGTTAGACTTACCTTTGCCTGAGACAGAACAACCTCAAAGCATAGATGCTTTAGAAGAAGCAGTGCTTGAAAAGATGGCAAACAATGAAGATTTTTCTAGTGACCTAGCAGAGCTACAAAACCTAAGAAGCACTAAAAAGAAAAGACAAGTTGTTATAAAGTCTATTGAAGAAGTAGCAGAAGACAGAGTTGAAGCTAATATAAGAGATGAAGAGACTGTATCTGCAGAAGATAAAAAATTAATTGAAGGCAAAGTAGATAGAGATGTAGGGTCCAAAAAACAAATGTTTACTAGAGATGGTGAAGCTGATGTAACTACTATACAAAAGAATATGGGAGACGCAGCAGCGGCACTTTATATTAATTTAGCGCACGATAGGTTTATAGCTAACATTAATGCTGACCCTAATCTATCAGCTGAAGAAAAACAACAAAGGATCGAAGCGGTCGAAGCTTCAAGACAACGTAACTTAACTGATGCAGGATTAAACAATGTTGAACCTACAGAGAACCCTATTATTAGGGATATGGCAGAGGAAGAAGATTTAACTACCTCTGACATTGAACAGGAACTAAAACAGGCTTTTATTGATGCTGGAATATCTGAAACTGAAGCTACTGAATTTATAAGTCTTGGTATTAGACCAGAGGACATAACAAATGTGCCTAATATTGGACAAACTACTCTAGTATCTGGTAGACAACAAGACGCTTTTAAACCAGTAGATTCTGCTACTTATGAAAAGTTAAACGAAAAAGATGCAACAACATTAAGAACGTTAAGAGCAAAAGCCCAAAGCTTTTTAGTAAGAGCTGAGTTAAACAATACTGATATTTTTATTGACGATACTTCAGGAGAGTTATCAGAAGTTAACGAAGCCATAATTGTTTTAAATCAAGAAGTTGATAAGAAACAAGATTTATTTGAGAATTTAACTTCTAGAGATAATACAACTCTAAGAAAAATAAACGCAGCAATAAAAGACGCAAAGACTGCAGAAGAAGCTAAAAAAATAATTAGACTTAATAACTCTCTAAACGTAGAAGCTACTGAATATTATGCTTTTAAAACTAAATTACAAAACAGATTAATTGAGTTAGACAAACGAAGACAAGAGCTAGAAGCTAAAAGATCAGACATACTTTCAAAAGGTAGTCTTGCTGGGCCTAAAGAAGTAAGTCAATTAACAGTAGAAAGTTTATTATTGCAAGATTTAGGGGTAGGCAAGCAAAGGCGTGAAAATCTACTACAGGGTTCAGCTGTAGGCTTCTTACGTGAAGTGGACATTTTACTAGATCAATTGGAAGACAGAGTTATAAGTGACGATAATGGTTTTGTTTTAGGGGAGGACGCTAAAGAAAAAATTAGGTCGGCAATGCAAAAAGAGGCTTTGGAGTTAGCAATGAAATCTTCAGATCTAACACCCGATGAAGCTAAACAATTAGCAAGAGAAAGTATTTTACAACGAGCGGAAGTAGACGGTATTCCTTTAAGACAATTTGGATTAAACAGCGGGCCTTCTGTAAGTTCGGTATTAGCTGACTATATTGATGGGGCTGAGTTTTCTTTAGTAGATCCTGAGATAAACAAAGCAAATGCTGCTATTTTAAAAAATTATATTCGAGCTTCCGAGGCAGACCCAAATTCTGTTTTTCGTATAGCTACTAGTGCTGTAATTATACCTACTGTCGATAACATATTTAAAAAAGATTCTATTTCTTTAGCTAATTTAGTTGGGTTAGCTTCTCCTGATGCGACAGTCGGACCTAATTTTATTATGAGTTCTGACGAGTTTGACTTAGTTAAAGCACAAGACTACATAAGCAATTTAAAAAGCTTGTTTAAAAAACCAAAAGAACAAGGAGCAAGACAAAAAACTATACCTACTATTGTATTAGAACAACGTTTTGGTGCTTCTACAGCAAAAGAACTTTTAGCTTTTGTAAGAACTAATAGTGATGCGTTAGGTTTAAAGATAGAAGATAACTACCAAGTTATTTTGAAAGAAAGAACTGCAGAGTCTTTACCTGAATTGTATAACGATAAGTTCTCAGGTATGACCCCAGAGAAAGCTGTGCAAACTGCTATGAGCACTGCTACTGAAAAAGCTTTTTTAAACAATCAAGTTCTTTATGGAAGTTATTATAAAACTCCAGGTAAGAATGCTATGCAGTTTAGTTGGGTAAAAAGAACTTATACAAACGGACAAGAGGTAGACCAAGTTTTATCTTTTAATGATGTTTTATCTGCAGGAACTGCAATTTTTGATTCTAAATTAGACAGCATAGAAAAAGAAACAATACCATACACTTATAGAGTAGCCATGGGCTTTGCTACTTTATTAGAACAAAAATACTTAACTAGTTTTAAAGATCAAAATGACAAAGAAGCTGAAATTCTTTTTCAATATAAAACGCTAACTCCCGATGGTTTTGCTTACCAAACAATCCCTATAAAAAGCATAGCACAAGAATTGGGAAAAGATCTTTTTGCTCTTGAGCCTACGGTCCTTAATAATCATAAAAATCTTCATACTTTTAACGCTCCAATTTTAAAAAAACTTTCTTTACCTAAGATTATAAAAGAATTAAGCGAAGTAGGTTCGGTAGAATTTATGAGAAAGAAAGGGGTAGGAAAAACACAGTTCGATTTACTTAATTTGCCTATATATTATGATAGCGCGAGTAAATCATTTAAGTCGGCAAAAGAATTAGTTGAAAACTTTAATCAAACTCCTTATTACAGAAAAAGACAAAAACTAAGAAAACTTAATTTAGTTAAACAAATAGTCGGTTTACAAAGAAAAATTACAGACCCTCAATTAGAAGATATAAACAGCGACTACTACAAAGAAGGAATTCCTGACCCTGATTATACGTTAGAAGAGCTTGACCTAGCGGTAACTTCTGCTTTTTTACAACAAAATAATTTAAAAGCGGGAGACCGTGCTATTAGTGAGCGTTTAAATTTAAATGATTTACAGAAAGATATACAAATTACTAGCGGTATGCAGATTGGAGTTGATGCGGCTGGGGCTAAATTAGCTTTAAAACATAATATACCTTTATACGGTGTATTCGCTGGTACTACCAAAGGTAGAGGTAAAAAGAAAATAAGTGTACCAAGAACACAGGCTAAAGAAATTAAAATGTTGTTCCCTGAATTAGTTGGCACAGAAGAGTTTAAGTCTTTACAAGAAGAAGTAGAATTTTTAAACACCACATTAAAAACAAACATTAATCCAACAAGCCGCGCAGTGGTATTAAAGCTCGGCTACAAAGAAAGAACAGAGCTTGTAGTAAAAAGTTCGGATGGAGTTATTTTATTTTCTGATGTTGGCCCTGATGGTGGATTAAGTCCTGGAACTGCTTTAACTAAAAGAATAGCAGATAGGGTTAATATTCCAGTATTGCTCAATCCTAAATCAGAGCAAGAAATAATTCAGTTTTTAACTGATAATAAAATAAAAAGACTAAACATTGCTGGATCTGGTGAGGCAGCTCCTGCTTTAAGTAAAACCGTAGATTACGAAAAAATATTGGACGATGCGTTACGAACTGTAGCTAATCTTACACAGCTCGACAGGCGTACTTCTGACTACAGACAAGCTAAACAAGAATATGTAGAAGCAGCTATTAAGAATCCAGGGCTTTATTTTTTCCCTAGTTTAGAAGAAAAACTAGAGATACTTGAGTCAATAGCTAGGCAAAATAAATTTTTAATCCAAGAAGATTATGCACAAGAGGTCATGAACATTAGTGACTTATTTGGGGATGAAGAGGGTAAGCTAGATAATTTTAATGATGATGTGCGCGGTGCGTTCGGCGATGAAGAAATGCAGGAGTTTGACTTTATAAGAGAAAAAACTGCATCTACTTACAACCCTAAAATAACTTTACAACAAATAAACGGTGAACGAGTTGTAGGTAGAGTAGGAGTTTCAGATGGCCCTGGCGTTTTTGTAGAAGACAGAGTTAGTTCTCAATATAAAGATATTAGTAATGTAGATGGTCAAGGTATTTCTAGACAAATATTAGATCTGTTACGAAAAAATAATTTAGAAGCTGACGAAGTAAATCTTTTAAATAGATTGAAAAGAAATGCAAAAACCGCTTTTCCAGACGCTACCGATTTATATAACTTAAGAACAGAGATAGCCCAGAACCAAGGGTTTAACTTAAGTAAAGTAGGGCAACTTGTAGACCCTATTAATATATTAAGTAATGTAGCAGTGCAAACACTAGGGTTAGGTAATAGAAGAATCTATGTAATGTTCGAAGACAAACCTATTATCTTTGACGACCCGCATCTAAATGTAAAAGTAGATGAGTTAATTAACGGTGTTAGAGAGGGAGAGGAAAAATCATTCAGAGACGATTTATTTAGACCAGAAACTATGCTGTTGTATAAAGGTTTAGATATTATTGTTTTAAAAAACCCTCAAAAATATACTTCTCAATTAAATGAAGCTTTAGCTAGAGATCCAAAAAGCACAGCTTCAGTAGAACTTTCTGAGGTAGAGGGTGTGGTATTAGCTGGATTATTCCATTCTTTTGGACATTCTTTTTTCCATGAATACCATGAAACTAGAATTACTCCTGACACTTCTTTTGGAAAAGCTTTACTTGATGAGTTTAAACAAGAAAGAGATAAAGAAGACGCTCCTAAACAGTACAAAGAAAAATATGGCTTTGAAGAAAAAATTGCTGATAACGTAGCTAGTGTGGTTCTTAAACAAGCGCCTAAAGTTGCAACAGTATCTGCACGAGAAAAAGCTTATGTAGCTGGTTTAGTTAGAAGAATGAAAAGATATTCTAACGAATCTAAAATGAAATTTATTAGGAATATTTTAAGACGAACAACAAAACCAACTACTGACAATATAAATAATTTAATTGTGTCTGTAGCTGAAGATTTTGCTGGTACTTACAAAGATAGAGGTAGCGGAAGGCAAGCTACTTTTGAGATTTTTGAAGATTTAAAAAACCAAGATCCAATTATTAGAGATATGTCTGGAGAAGAGATACAAACTAAAGTGGATAAAATTTTTAATAGCTCTTTATCTAGTAATCAAATAATAAAAGAATTTAACAGACTACTTAAAAAAGTATTTGGTTCAAATATTAGATATTTGCAAACAGTGGGTTTTACTCAGGCTTTCATTGATGCTGTGTATAAAGAAACTCAACAAAAAGGACAAGGGCTCGGTTTTATTCAAGAAAAAGATCAAAAGTTTAACAGGGTTTTAAACAATTTATTTGAACCTTTAATACAAGCACTTAACATTCCTTTAGGCGATAAAAAATTTGGAATTAATTTCGATGATAACGAGATTAGTCCTAAAGGTAGAAGACAGCTTAAAAAAGCTTTTACTCATTATTCTGAAGACATGGACGCTTTAGGAGAGGTAGAGCTACAAAAACAATTAGAAGACCCTGAATATCGTTCCGGGTTGCCTAATGCTGGAAATGGGGTAAGGAAAGCAAGGCTGACAACTTTAGCTTTATGGCCTATTTTTAGGAGAGTGAAACTTGACATGCAAGAAGCTCAATTGTCTACCATGGATAATTTTGACTTAAGTAGGAACTATGACATTGATAAGTTAAGTAACTCTTCTTTTCATCGTAACAGTCTTATTGCTTTAGTTATGCAATATAACAACAATATTAATAAAAGTGAGGCGACAAAAACTGTTGATGAGATGATTCAAAATAGAGAAACAGGGGCTTATTTAGCTAAGGAAGAAGTTGAAATAAACCCTATGGTTTCTTCAGTAGCAGTCGGTATGTCGCCTAGTAGACAAAGGGTATTGAAAAATATACCTACTCATAGATTGCTAGAAAATGAGTTGTTAACTGATATTGTAGACTCGCAAATTTTTGCCCTAAGAAGTATTACTAACAAAATTGTTTTTAATGAAAAAGTACGACATCTTTTAACTGATAAAGAAATAGAAAGAGCGCGTGGCCTAGTTAGCCAAAAAACTTTTACTTCTAAAACTCAAGAAGTAAAAACAGATTTTTTACAAACTTTTGCAGACATGGAAACGCGTGCAGAACAAAGAGAGCGTTTAAAAAATAATAATGAAGGATTACCTGCAGAAGAAAAACTAAAATTTGATGAAGACAAATACGACATGCGAGGTTGGAGAGCTGCGACAGCAGAGGCTTGGCTTAACCCGAAAGTGCCTGATCCTATTGAAGCTACATATGCTTTGAGTGCGATACTAGGAAAAGCGGGAATGAATATAAACAATATGCCTGTACTTAGAAATTTCCAAGCTGGTGCTGCTTTACTTAATCAAGTTACTTTTCTTACTTTCAGTTCTTTATCTACTCTTCCAGAATTTGTTGGACCAATAATACAACGAGGTAATTTAGAAGGGTTTGGATTAACCACAAAAGCTATTATAAGAAACCTTAGAAACAAAGATGAAGTTAACAACATGATGAGAGCTGTTGGGCAAATGGGGATTAGCCAAGCAATTGAAGCAAGTATCTACGCAGGAGATTTAGGATGGATGACTGATACTACTGCTAGATATTCTAAATTATTCTTTAAGAGTATTTTTATTACAAAGATGATGAACCATTTGAATAGAAATGCAGGGTTGGTAGCGTTGTATGCAATAGAAGCTGATACTAAAAGAGCTCTAGCCGGCGACAAAAAGTCTATAGAACGTTTAGATAATATTGGATTGACTGCTAGAGAAGCTAAATATGCGATGGACAAAATTGGATTTTTTCAAGGAGCGCCTAAAAGTTTTGTAGAGTACGATAAAGCATTTAGAACAGATGCTACTACTGTTAAATTTAGAGATGCAATTAACATGTTGGTTGGAGAAATGATGTTAAAACCTAACGCAGCCCAGAGGACTATTTGGATGAACAATCCTTTTTTCGCTTTGTTAGCACAACTTAAACCTTTTTATTATTCATTTGGAAAAGTTTTTGGAGAAAATGTATATAACAACATGAAAAGAGAAGCTAAGTATACTGGCACTATAGGAGCCATGACTCCTTTACTTATTATGTTAGCTACAATGCTACCTTTAGCAATGTTAGGGTTAGAATTAAGAGAGCTTTTAAAATACGTGTTACAAGGAGGGAATCCAAAAGTATTTAGATCTGATGATATGACTTGGCCTACTTACATGTTTGATATTGTAGACAGGTCGGGTGTTACTGGTAGATATGGATTACTTATACCTGCAATGGAAGCTGATTTGTATGGAGATACTTTCTTTACACCTTTACTTGGCCCTACTCCTGAAAGAGTTATAGATATTATAGAAGGTAGGGGTAATGTATGGGATTATGTGCCGTATTTTGGAGCTGCTGGTTATGACTAATAAATACTATATAATGAGGTAACTATGGCATATTCGAATACAATAAAACTAGTGGTTGGGGACACTTTACCTCAACTTAATTTTACGTTGAAAGACAGTAACTCTGCGGCTAGTGGTAAAACTTTAGATCCAGATGATAGTACTACATGGGCACCCGTTTCTTTATCGGGTGCAACTGTTAAGTTAAGAATACGTGAGGTAGGCAAAACTACTGTTTTATCTACAATAACTGCTTCAATTACAGATGCTTCTGCTGGAACTTGTGCAGTGGTGTTTCCAACGGGCACTTGGACAGCTGCTGGAACGTACGAAGGTGAAATAGAACACACTACAAGCGGTGGTGGAATACAGACCGTACAAGATTTAGTCAAATTCAAAGTAAGAGATGATTTTGATTAATGGCGTTCAAATTTACAGTAGATCATACTGATCTAAGAATTATTATAGATACCGACTCGTTAGAGCCGGTAACTAGTTTTCAAAACATAAAAACCGATCTAAGCTTTGTTGGCTTAGAGCAAGACTTAACTTTTGTTAATTTAGCAGCTGCTAACGTATTCTTAGACGCTGATTCTAAAGACTTGTTCTTTACTTCAGGGCATCCAAACGCAATCATAATTTCACTTACCGACACTCCTGTTGTTAGTTTCTCTAAAGCAGCAAGCGATACAACTAGCGTTAGTGAAGAAGCCGTATTGACCGTAGGCAAAGGACTGTCTGATACGCCTACTATTTCTGAATCTTTAGCTAGAGTTGTTACTTACGTACGAGCGTTTACGGATACACCAACTGTAAGTGAGTCCGCAGCGTTGGCTTTTTCTACATCACAAGCTGATAGTGCAACTGTAAGTGAGTCCTCAGTATTATCTTTTTCAAGTGCTCAAGCTGATAGTGCTACAGTTAGCGAGAGCCCTGTATTAAGTTTTTCTAGTGCGCAAGCAGAAACGGCAACAATAAGCGATGCACCAGCATTAGGCTTTGAAACAGGGCAATCAGATAGCTCTACCTTGTCTGAAAGCGAAGTAAAAGCCATAGGTAAAGCTGTGGATGATTCTACTGCCTCTGACCAAACCTTTGTAGTAACAGTAGTCAGCACAGGTAGCGGTAATAAATACTTTATAGATGGCACTCAACAAGCCACTGTACAACTGAAGGTAGGCGCCACGTACACCTTCGATCAGGCTGATTCTAGTAACTCAGGACACCCCTTACGTCTTTCTACTACATCCAATGGTACGCACAGTGGTGGTAGCGAATACACCACTAATGTTACTACAAACGGATCCCCAGGATCTTCAGGTGCGTACACACGTATACAAGTGACCGGATCTACGCCTAGTGCACTGTATTACTACTGTAGTATTCACTCAGGCATGGGAGGAGCGGCTAATATAAGTGCAGCAGGAGACTTTAGTGTTACAGAAGCCCTAGTTTTCAGTTATGCAACCGTTTTAGCAGATGCTTACACCTTAGATGATACTGCTAGCGCTAGTGATGATTTACGAACAGATATAAATATTGTTAAAGGTAACGTGCTTACAGTTGATGACGGAACTGATGGTGTAAACGGTACTCAAGTAGTTGTAACCACTCAACCCTTTCCTAGTGATGCCCCAAGCATATCGGAATCGGCTGCATTGGCTTTTGCTACAGCGTTTGCGGACAGTATAACCATGTCAGATACGCCTTTTGTTAATCCGGGACAGGTGATTACGGACACCCCTAATTTAAGTGAGGCTATTCAATCTTTAACTTTTAGCAAATCTCTTTCAGATAGTGCTACAATATCCGAATCGCTGAGTATTACATTTGTATCTGGAGCTTCTAGTGTACTTAATACTGCAGCGCTTAACACTAGTGTATTAAATTAACGGAGCTAACACATGATAAATGATGGGTTAAAACTAAAAGGTAAGTTATCAATTGCCCTTAACGATGAAGTCGTACAAGAAGTTGATAACCTTGTTGTTACTGCTGGAAAAGGTTATGTAGCCTCTAGAATGAAAGATGCCACAGCGACTGCTATGTCGCACATGGCTATTGGTTCTGGTACTACCAACCCTGCAGCTGGCGATACTGCATTAGAAACTGAACTTGGAAGAGTTGCTCTTACAAGTACCACTGTATCTGGTGCTGTAGTAACTTACGTGGCTACTTTTGCAGCTGGCACGGGTACTGGGGCAGTTACAGAAGCAGGTATTTTGAACGCTTCTTCTAGCGGTACTTTACTTTGCCGTACAGAATTTTCTGTAGTTAACAAAGGTTCATCTGACTCTATGACAATTACCTGGACAGTTACAGTCAGCTAATAGGAGGACTTAACTGTGACGGGCCTTGCGTTTAAGAACAATGCCAAAACCACGCTATCTAGTGGGGTAAATAATTCTACGACTACCATTCCGGTGACGGAGGGTAGTGTATTTCCTGTTGCCGATCCAACAGACTCTGCAACCGATAATTTTTTCTTTGTTACTCTTGATGACGATACCAATAATGAAATAGTAAAAGTTACTTTTTCATCTGGTAATGCAGGTAATCAAAATTTAACTGTAGTTAGAGCTCAAGAGGGAACTACTGCTAGAGCTTTTAGTTCAGGCGATAAAGTAGAACTTAGATTGACAGCAGGGATGGTTGATACTTTCAACCTCTCTGGTAATGATATTACTTTATCAAGTAATAAAATGGGTTTTGGTGACTCAACTCCTGAGGTATCTCTTGATTTAGGCTCACAAACAGATTCTTTACACGTCCCTGTAGGTACGACTGCACAGAGACCCGGATCTCCAGAAGCAGGTTATTTAAGATATAACTCAACAACGGGTAAGTTTGAGGGTTATACAAATGCTTGGGGTGATCTAGCAGATGGTTCAGATTTTCTTGTAACTAATACTTATACGACTGCAAATGCTTCTACGACTGCTTTTACTATTTCAAATGCAGTACAAGATGAGAAACAATTATTAGTTTTTATAGACGGGGTATTCCAAGCACATAATTCTTATAGCGTTTCGGGCACGACTGTTACGCTAAGTACAGCTCCAGCCTCTGGTAGGGAGGTAACAATATATTCTGCTCTAAGTAATTTACAAGGAGCAAACATGGTTATTGCAACCATGACAGGAGATAACAGTGATACTACTTTAGATTTAGGAGTAACTCCTGTGAGCGAAAACAACGTACAAGTTTACATAGACGGTACTTATCAAAACAAAAGCACTTACAGTATTTCAGGCCAGACACTAACTTTTTCTACGGCTCCACCAACAGGAACAGCAGTAGAAGCTATTACGCATACAGTTTTAGATATTAGCGCTGCGGCTTCCAGTGTTTTAATAGATGAGTTTACAGGTAATGGTTCGACTACTGCTTTTACTTTAGCAGCAGCTCCAGCTAACGAAAACAATACACAAGTGTATGTCGGTGGAGTCTATCAGGAAAAAGCGACTTATAGCGTTAGCGGTACAACTTTGACGCTAACTGAGGCCCCAGCAAACGGTGTATCTGTTGAAGTTATGTCAATCGCTGTCGGGCAAATAAACTCTGCCATACAGTTATCAGACGCTGATGGCGATACTAAAGTAATGGTCGAAGAAAGTTCTGACGAGGACAAAATAAGGTTTGATACTGGCGGAACTGAACGCATGATTATTGATGGAGCAAGCGTTGGAATAGGAACTACGAG